CGGCCAGCCTTTCAAGTTTGCGAAGTCGATCACTGGGCAGTTGGCCGACGCCCGCCGCCAGCTTGAGGAGTTGCAGTCGCCGCAACATCTGGCGGGCGGCGCAGTTGTGAGGGATGTGGACACTCCGCAGATCCGCGAAGCGCAGCAGCGGATATTGCAGCTCCAGGCGATGCGGCGTGCGGAGGAGGCGGAGCGCTCGGCACGGGTAACGCACGCTGTGCGCTCATGGAGGACAGAGGTTGGGGCGGCGATGGGAGAGTTTGATGCCTCCCTCTCGCCGTTGACGGAGAGGCTCGGGAGCCTGCTGGGCGGCAGCGCCTTTGTCGGTCCGCCGCTGATTCTGGATGTGGTGAAGGACATGACGCAGGGCTTTGCCTTCGCCGGCGATGAGGCGCAGAAGGCCGCGCCGAAGGTGAAGACGCTGCTGGAGCTGCTCTCGGGGCGGGCGGCGGCGTTCCGCTCCGCGAACGATCTGCGGGCGCGCGAGCTGACAGCGACGGGCCGGGGCGACGATGCGGCGCGGCTGAGCATGCTGTCGCGCTTCAGCTCGGAGATGCAGCAGGCGATCGGAGAGTCGTCGGATCTGGCCGCAGCGCTTGCGCGGGTGCAGTCGATCGAGCTGCGACGGTTTGACCTTGACCGCTCGGCCGCGGCCGCGGTGCGCCAGCTTACGGAGGCGGATGCTGAGTATCGCGCGGGGCTGGAGCGGCGCAGCCAGCTTGTGCAGGCGGGAACCATCGATGAGTTCCAGGCGACGCGGCAGAACCAGCAGGCGGCGCAGAGCCTCCGCGGGATCGCGGCGGCGGCCAAGGAGATGATCGCCGACTTGCAGGCGAGCAACCCGGAGTTTGCCGCGGTGCTCGCGACGTACCAGCAGACCATCAAGCAGACGCTCGACACCATCGGGCAGGATGCGCGGGCGACGGGGTCCACGATCGGCGACGGGTTGAGCGAGGGGTGGCGTGAGTTCATCCGTGAGGCCGAGGACCATCGCAAGCAGGGACGGGAGATCTTCGACTCGATGGCCGACTCGGTGACGGGGCGGCTGGCCAGTGCGCTTGTTGATGGGGCATCGAACTTCGACACCTTCGGGCAGGTGATCCGCGACTGGGCGAGCAACGCGCTGCGCGACATCGCGACGGTGATCACGCGGATCCTGCTGCTGCGGGCGATCGCGGGGATCGGGGGCGGGATCGCCGGGGCATACGCCAACAGTGTCTCGGTGGGGATCGCCAACTCCGGCGCGCTGGCGGTCGCACGCACGGGGGGACTGGTCGGGCGTGACGGCCGGATCTCGCTGCGGGGCTATGCCCGCGGCGGGGAGATCGCCGGGCCGCGGCACCACTGGCGCGACAGCCAGATCATCGCGGCGATGCCCGGCGAGTTCATGCTCAACCGCCGCACGGTCGATCGCATCGGCACCGCCCGGCTGAACCACGCCAACCAGGGCGGGGACCTGGGCGGCTCTGGCGGCGGCGGCGTGAGCATCAACTTCGCTCCGACGATCAGCATTCAGGGCGGCGGCGGCTCGCGGCCCGAGGAGATGCGGCAGCAGGGCAAGGTGATCGTGGATGCGATGTTTGAACACTTGTCGCGGAGCGCGGCGGGTCGCGCAGCGCTGAGGGAGATGCTGCGATGATCTATTCGCAACTGCTCTGCGTGGATCAGATCGGCACCGAGGCCGTCGCGCTGGCCCGTGTCGACACCGAGACCGGACCGCGGATGCTGCTGGTGCGGATGCATGATCTTCCGCGGCTGGACAATCGTTCGACGGAGTCGGTGCGGCGTGCGGCCCGTTCAATGCACTCGGGTGTGTTTGCCGGATGCTGGGAAGCCCGCAGGCAGGGCCTACTGCCATGACCACCAAGGCCCCGGCCATCCAGCTCGCCGACTTCGCCGCCGGGCCCGAGACGGTCGATCCGCTGGCCGATGCGACGTTCCGCGCGCTGGTCCCGGTCGCCGAGCCCATCAGCGCCGGCGCGCCGCCCGTGCTGCCCTCGCTGGTCGATCGCATCCAGGCCGTGTGGCCCGTGAGCCGGAGGCGGACACGCAGCGGGTGGCTCATCACCGCGCCCACCGCCACGCGGCCCCGGCCACGCTTCACGCTGACCTGGCCGGGGCTGACCCAGGAAGAGGCCGATGCGCTCCTGGAGTTCCTGGAGGTCGATGTCGGGCGCACGCGGTTTGCCATGACGGTGCAGGTCGATGGCCCGCTGGCCGGGAGCGCGGGGGCCATCACCGTGCGGCCGCTTGCGCCCGTCGGCCGGGAGCTTGTGCACCGCATCGCCGGCACGGACGGTCTCTACGCGATCGGGCCACTTGAAGTCGAGGAGGTCTTCTGATGCCGCTCTATGCCCTGCTGCCCGGCACGACGCCGCTGAGCCAGTTCCCCGTGCTGCTGGCCGCCCAGCATGATGCGATGCGCAGCCTCGAGCGCGGCACCACCGCGCCGACGCTGCCGGTCAACGGGCTGCTGTGGAACCGGACCGATGCGCCGACGATCGGCGAGGCGATCTATCGCTACAACGGGACATCGTTCGTGCTGCTGATGGACCCGGAGTATGCGCAGATCAACGCGGGGGGCACGGTGACGTTTGCCGCGGACCAGCCGATGGGCACGTTCAAGTTCACCGGGCTCGGAGCGGGAACGGCCGCCGGTCACAGCGTGCGCTTCGAGCAGGTGGTGCTGGTGAACGGCGCGAACGCCATGACGGGCGCGCTGAACATGGGGAGCCAGAAGATCACCAGCCTGGCCGCCGGCACCGACCCCAGCGATGCGGCGCGGCTGTCGCAGACGACGCCGTCGGGGATGGGCCGGTTCCGCTTCCTCTCGGGCGTGACGCTGGCGCAGCAGGTTGATGATGCCGGGACGTTCATCGAGATCCCCGGTGAGAACGATGTGCCCTTCACGCCGCGCATCCTGCACCTGCGGCTGACCGGGGAGGTGCGGGACCAGTCCGACAACGACCTGCACGGCACGATCGACAAGGAATACACCGTGCGCCGGTGGGCGGCGGATCCCGGCTCGCTGACCATCGACGCCTCGGTCACCGTGGGCATCAGGACGGTGCGGGTGGGCGTTGAATGGAAGACGACCTCGCCGCGGGGCGTGTGGGTGCGGGTGATACGCAACGACAACGACGAGTATCAGAACGTGCAGAACGTCGAGCTGATGGCGATCGGCGGGGTGGCCTCATAACCGATGGGACGCGAACTCTCCACACCCCTGCACGTGGCCCGGCATGTCCTGGAATCGGACAAGGCGTGGCTGCTGTTCGTGGAGATCCCCGCGCCGGGGCTCGGCGACTCCGGAGGGTTCTTCCGCCTCGTGAAGAACACGCGGCACATCGTCGCCAACGGCGCGACGTGGCAGGCCACCAGCATGGAGATCCGCATCCCCGAGGAGAATGCCGATGGGGACCTGGGCTCGCTGACGATCGCCATCCCCAACGTGTCGCGGCTGCCGCTGGCGTATGTCGAAAGCCAGAGCGGGCAACAACTGCTCGGCCAGATCGTGACGGTGTACCTGCAGCACGAGTCGCAGCTTGAGACGTTTGCGCCGGGGTTGAGCTGGAGGCAGAGGGGGATCCGCTTCCGCGCAAACGAGCGGACCGCCGAGCTTGAGTGCGGGCACCCGGCCCAGAGCCAGAGGATCCCCTTCCCGGTGTTCGACCGCCGCGGCTTCCCGCAGCTCCTGCCGACGGCGGGATCGCCGCTTGGAGGTGGATCGTGACGGAAAGCAGCAAAGCGGCAAAGCAGCAAAGCAGCAAAGACGGAGGGGTCACCGCGGCGGGAACGGTGGCAAGGCCCACGGCGTACATCGCGCAGCGGGAGCTTGCCACGCTGGTGGGGATCCCGTATGAGCGGGCGGACTGCTGGCAGATCGTCGTGAGCGCGCTGGCCCGGCTGAATGTGAAATGGCCGTGGGAGTTTGAGCACGCGCTGGCGGCCGAGAGCGCGCTGGCGGAGGACCGGCCGATGCAGCCGCCGCGCACACCGTTTGTCGGCGATGTCATCGTGATGCGGTTCGCGTATTCGCCCCCCTCCGCGCGCGATCATGTCGGGCTGTACATCGGCATGGGGCAGGTGCTGCACACCACGCGCGGCGGGGGCGGGAGGTCGCGGCTGGAGCGGATGGCGACGCTGCGGCGCATCGGGTGCGTGAAGCGCATCCTCGCGGTCCGGGCGTTTGCCGATGGGGAGGGATCGCCCGCGTGAACCCGCACCCGCTCAAAGCATCGTCGCCCGTGAAGCGTGCCACCGTGAACATCATCGGCGCGGCGTGCCGGGACATCCTGACGCGCGAGGGGCTTGAGCGTCGCACGATGGAGTGCCCCTCGCACTGGACCATCGGTGATGCGGTGTCGCGCATCGCGCGGGAGATGCGCATCGCCGGGGACCCGCTGCTGCTGAGTGTCGCGGTGAACGGAGAGCCCGCGGGGGCCGGGACCGCGTTGTGGCGGAGCGGGATCCTGGAAGGGGATGACATCCTTGTCGGCCCGCCCGGGCAGTCGCAGCGGCCGGGGGAGTTCACCACCATCGCGCTGATCGCGATCGCGGTGGCGAGCGCGGCGGCGAGCTATGCCCTGGCGCGTCGCGTGGCCGCGCCGCCGCCGACCAATGCCGGGGATGCGCAGCGGCGGTACGCCTTCAACCGCTTCAGCCAGGATGCGGCCGCCGGGGAGACCATCCCCGTCGTGATGGGCACGAGGCCTCGCTATGGCGGGAAGGTCGTGGCGAAGGTGCCCGGGGAGGGAGAGGACGGCGAGAGCCGGATGAAGATCCTCATCTGCCTGGGGCACGGGACGCTGTCTCGCATCGGCAACCAGACCGCGGCCTTCACGCGGGTCGATTCTTCATCGCTGACCGGGATCTATCTGAACGATCAGCCGATCGCCAACTTCCCGGCGTGCAAAGTCTCGGGGCGGTTTGGCCTGCCCAGCCAGCGGGGCATCCCCGGGTTCCGCGACACGGAGGTCCTTCGTGAGGTGGGTGTGGGCGGGGCCGCGCTTGAGAACACCAGCGGGAGCGACCGCACGGGGGGCTCGGCCTCCGGCGAGGCCTTCACCTTCACCACGGTCGATCCCGTCGATGCGGTCGTGATCCGGGTGCGATTCCCGCGGGGCTTGTTCGCCGTCTCGGCCGCCGGCCAGACCAACGCCCGCCGGGTGCAGTACAGGTATCGCACGCGCCTGACCGCCGGGCCGGGGGCATGGAGCAACTGGACCGTGGTGACGGTGAGCCGCGCCGACCAGAGCGAGGTGGTGAGCGCGGTGCGGGCCGATGACCTGATCAACGGCGGGGATGACCCGGCCGCGCAGGTGGATGTCCAGGTCGAGCGGGTGACGGCCGACCCCGATGACGCGACGCTGATCGATGACATGGTGTTCGACTCACTGGTCGAGGTGCGCTACTCGAACAATCGCTACCAGGGGTATGCCATGCTCGCGCTGGAACTGGTCGCCAGCGAGCAGCTCACCACGGTGCCGCGGGTGAGCATCGACACCGACGGGATCAAGGTCCGCGTCCACGACGGGATCAGCGACGCCTCGGACCCGGAGTTTGTCGAGGCGTTCAGCGCGAACCCGGCGGACCTCGCGCTGGAGGCCCTGACCAACACGGTGTGGGGGATGGGGGCGACGTACACCGATGCCGATATCGACTTTGAGAGCCTGCTGGCGTGGCGGGAATACTGCGATGAAGAGGTGCCGCGCCTCGTGGGGGGAGGGACGCGCAAGCGGTTTGCCTTCAACTTCGTGTTTGACGATGCCCGCGACGGGATCGAAGTCCTCCGGGCGATCTGCAAGGCGGGGCGGTGCATCCCCACGCCCTCGGGCCGCGTGTGGCGGTTTGTGGTCGATCGGCCGCAGGCCTCGCCGGTGGAGGTCTTCACCGACGGCTCGATCGCGGTTGACGATGCGGGCATCGCGCGGTTCACCTATGAACGCGAGGTGAGCACCGGGGGGATCGTGCGGCCGAACCGGCTGGTGGCGCAGTTTGAGAACGAGCTGGCCGAGGGCCGCACCGACAGCATCGGCTTCCCCGAGCTGGGCACGCTGTGGCTGGCCGACGATGAGCCGCTGCGGGAGCAGAGCATCCGGCTTGACGGGGTGACCGACCCCGAGCAGGTCGCCAGCGAGCTGCTGTACCAGCTCAAGCGGATCCGCGGGACTTCGCGATCCATCCGCCTGGCGACGAGCAAGCACGCGCTGTCGCTGCAGCCGGGGGACCGGTTCGATGTGGCGATGAGCCTGCCGGCGTGGGGCGACATCAGCGGCCGGATCCTCCGCGGCGCGACGACGACGCGGATCCGCCTCGACCGGACGCTGGTGATCACCGAGGGCGTGACGGCGACGATCGAGATCTCGCACCTCCACAACACGCGCGAGTCGCGGGTGATCAGCATGGCCGCCGGGGAGTATCCGCCCGGCACGGAGATCACCCTCGCCGTCGCCTTGACGCAGGCC